AAAACAATTGGTATTTCTGGTGATGGTACTGGAACTGCTACATCATTTAATGGATCTGCTAATATCACAATTCCATTTACACTAGCAAACTCTGGTGTAACTGCAGGTACATATACTAAGGTTATTGTTGATGCTAAGGGTCGAGTAACAACAGGAACAAATGCAACTACTTCAGATATTGCTGAAGGAACTAACCAGTATTACACCCAAGGTAGATTTGATACTGCATTTGGTGCAAAGACAACAACTAATCTTGCAGAAGGCACTAATCTTTACTATACACAAACAAGATTTGATACTGCGTTTACTGCTAAATCAACAACTAATTTAACGGAAGGAACTAATTTATACTTCACAAATGAAAGAGCACAGGATGCAACTGCAACTGCTTTAGTTACAAACGGAGCTCATTCTGGTGTCACTGTGACATACGATGATGCTGGAAATGCAATCAATATCAATAGAAATGCTTTAACATACTCTAATGTTTCTTACACTGCTGATGGGACACAAACGGCATTTGTTTCAACAACAGGAAGAGCAAGTGATGGTGCTGATATACTAGTTATTGTTGGTGGTTTAATTCAAACTCCATCAACTGAATATACTTATTCTAATCAAACTATTCTTAATAATGTTGTTGGACATAGAGGAGAAAATACAGTTGTTGTTTCCTCTGCGACTGGACTAGTTGTTGGGCAACCAGTTTCAGGTACAGGAATTGCTGCAAATGCAACTATCACAAATATTTCAGGAACAACAATTACTCTATCTGCAAATAATTTAACTGCACTAAGAAGAGCAGAGATTTCAACAATTGGAACCCCATCAGGAGCTGCAGTTGAATCTCAAGCAAATACATCATACACTGCAGTTGCATCGACATCATCAGGAACAGGAACTGGAGCAACATTTAACGTTTCTAGGGGAGCCCTGGGTGAAATTGTTGGTGTAACTGTTAATAATGGTGGTACAAATTATACTGCAGGTTCTACGATTACTATTAGTGGATTGTTAGTTGGTGGTAGTTCTTCAGCAGAGAATATCCAGTTTACTGTAAGTGCAATAAACACCACTACAACTACGGCAACATTCTCGTCCGTTGTAAAATTAACTGCTGCACCAACAGCAGGTGTAAACGTTTCAATCCGTTACTTACCACTCTAAGGCTATGGGAAAACCAAATTCAAAAGCTACACTCAAAGAATATTGCCTTCGCAAGTTGGGTAAACCTGTCTTGGAAGTAAATGTTTCTGATGATCAAATTGATGATGCTATCGATTACACTCTTCAGAAATTTAATGAATTCCATTACGATGGAATTGAAAGAGTTTATTTAAAGCATCAGTTTACACAGGCAGAAATTGATGCTGCAAGAGCAGATAGTGTTGTTTCTGCTGGACCTCCAGAGTTTAAGGAGATGCAGAATTTTCTTGTGGTTCCTGAGTGGGTTATTTCTGTAGACAACATTTTTAGTTTCACAGATAAAGGAACTGCAAACATGTTTGATATTAGATATCAAATTCGTTTAAATGACCTATATGATTTTACATCAACACAATTTTATCACTACTATATGATTCAACAACACTTGAGTATGATTGATTTTATGTTGGAGCACTTTAAACCGATTCGTTATAATAGAGCAGGAAATAGATTGTATATTGATATGGATTGGAGAACAGACATTCATGCTGGGGAATTCATGATTTTTGAATGTCAACGTGCTACTGATCCTTCATCATATACAAAAATTTTTAATGAACTTTGGGTAAAAGATTATGCAACTTCAATGATCAAGAAATATTGGGGTACTAATCTAACTAAGTATCAAAATGTTCAACTTCCTGGTGGTATCACTATGAATGGTGAGATGATTTATAACAATGCTATTGATGAACTTAAAAAGTATGATGAGGAATTAAGAACTACATACGAACTTCCACCATTGGACATGATAGGATAAAATGGCAACTAATTGTTTTTTTACACACTCAATTCAAGGTGAGCAAGATCTTCACGAAAGTCTTGTTATCGAACAAATCAAAATGTTTGGGAAAGATGTTTATTATGTTCCAAGAACTTTGGTCAGAGAAGATACAGTTTTTGGTGAAGATACTATGTCGCAATTCAATGGTGCATTTCTCATTGAAGCATACATTGCAGACACAACTGGTTATGGTGGTGATGGAGATTTGTACAGTAAATTTGGTCTAAGGATTCAAGACCAAATGGAATTTGTTATTTCTAGAAAAAGATTTAAAGAAGCAGTAGATGATAATACGGTTTTAATTAGAGAGGGAAAACCAAACGAAGGAGATCTAATTTGGTTCCCAATGGGTAAAAAATTATTCCAAATTAATTACGTAGAATATGAAACACCATTTTATCAATTTGGTAAAAATTATGTTTGGAATTTAAAAACTGAAGTCTTCGAGTTTAGTGATGAGAAAATTTCAACTGGTGTTGCAGATATTGATGAAGTTAGTAAGTTACTTTCAACTACAGTTACTGTTACACTGGCTGCTGGAGGAACAGGAACATTTGTAGAAGGTGAATCTGTTGCGGGTGGAACTTCAGGTGTAACTGCAATGGTTAGATCTTGGGATCCAACTAATAGAAAACTTATTATCTACGATAGATCAGGTAAATTTACACCAGGGGAAACAGTCACTGGTCAAACTTCTCTTGCATCTTGGGTAGCTGCATACACAAATACATTAGATAATACCAACAGTGAATATGATGATAATAAATATTATGAGGATTCAGGAAATACCCTTTTAGATTTTACTGAAAGAAATCCATTTGGAGAATATGGAAACATGGGGAGTAATGTGTAATGTTAGGAAATTATTTTTACAACGAAGTTTTTAGAAAAACTGTAATCGCATTTGGAACTCTTTTCAATAATATTGAAATAAGAAGAAAGAATGGTTCAGTTGTTGAAGCCATGAAAATCCCCCTGTCATATGGCAGTCAGCAAAAATGGTTAGCACGTATCAGGCAAATTGGTACTTCACAGGATCCTACCCGAAAGAGTACTGCTATCACCTTGCCAAGAATGGCATTTGAGATGACAAGTATTAGTTACGATGCATCTAGGAAAGTTTCCCCAACTCAACAAATTAGATCGCAGGATGGGAAAAATACATACATGCCAGTTCCATATAATATTGGATTTTCACTGGCAATCCTATCAAAAAACCAAGATGATGCTTTACAGATTGTAGAGCAAATTTTGCCATATTTTCAACCATTCTTTTCAATCACTGTAAATGTTTTGCCTGAAATTGGAGAGAAAAAGGACTTTCCAGTTGTACTAAATGATCTTGATTACAAAGATGAATATGAAGGTGACTTTGAGGAAAGGAGAACTTTGATTTATACGTTGTCTTTTACAGTAAAAACTTATGTAGGGGGTCCTGTCGTTGATCTCAGTGGCAAGGAAATTAAGAAGGCAATTGTCGATACATATACTACAGTTGACACAACCGCAGCTCGTGAGTTGAGATATACAGTTGAACCAGATCCAATCACTGCAAAGTGGACAGATGATTTTGGTTTTGATGATTCATTTACGGAGTACACCGATGGAAAACAATGGAACCCAGTCACAGGACAAGACGAACCAGTTTGATGGTTTAGATGCAGTATTTGAAGTGTCCAGTGAAATTATAAAGGATGCTCCACCTGCCGATATTGTTGAGCCGCCACAAGCAGGAACTGATATAAAAAATGATTATGATTATAGTCGTGCTCAACTTTATACTTTGATATCTAAAGGACAGGAAGCAGTTCAGGGTGCATTGGAACTTGCACAGCAATCAGACCACCCTCGTGCATATGAAGTTGCTGGGCAACTCATAAAAAATGTTGGGGATGTGACTGATAAATTAATTGATCTGCAAAAGAAACTTAGTGAAATTGAAAACCCTAAGAAAAATAATCAACCACAGAACGTGACAAATGCATTATTCATTGGATCAACATCAGAGTTGTCAAAGCTTCTGAAACAACAAAAGCAGTCTTTAGATAAATAAGATATAGAAAGAATTACTATCGGAGTTTAATATGTCCGTTCTCAATGTTATAAGTACAAATAGTATTGCTGCGGCTGGAACAGAATACCAACTTGTAAAAACTGGTGTTTACAGAGTTAGTGCTGCATCTGCATCTACTGTTACTTTTGGTAGTGGTCCTGCTATCCAACTTTTTGCTGGTCAAGCAGTTCTCCTAAAGGGTGCTAATCCAGGAAGAGCAGCAATCACGGCTGCAACAGATTCTGCTACTGCAGTATATACACTAGGAGATCTTGCAGGGGCAACAACTGGTACTCATCCATTTGCAGTAGGAGACTTTATTGCAGTCCTAGATCCATCTTCAGTAATCGCATCTGCATTTGAATCTGCAGATACTGTGGGTAAAACGATTACTGCAGCAACTGATAATACCATTACTACAGATATTGACTCATCTGCTGCATCTGCTGACTATGCATATACCAGTGGTAGCAAAGCATATGTACATAGATGTGTAAAGATCACTGCAGGCAGTAATGCAATTACGGTAGAAGAAGTCCAAATCGTTGGTGGTTGATATGCTAAACGAAAATGTATCATCTGGTAATGCAAGAAGAGCACGAATGGGTGGTATTCAATCAAGACCAGTTGGACCTATTAGTAATACTGAAGTTGCAAAATCTCATTCAGATGCAAAAGAAAAATTTGCAGCAGGAGTAAAAGCAGCTGGAGATGAAGCACACAAGACGGCAACATCAAAAGGTATGAGTCCTGCAGAAGCAGAGACTCGTAGAAAAGCAGCAGAAAGAAAAGCATCCAAACTAATAAAAAATCACACAGATCTAAAACCTTTCGGTGAGTATATCAAAGAAGTTGCTGCATGGCAACGTAAAGAAGGTAAGAACAAAAAGGGAGGTCTGAATGAGAAGGGACGTAAATCTTACGAAAGAGCAAATCCTGGATCTAATCTCAAGGCACCTTCAAAAGAGGTTGGAAATCCCCGCAGGGCGTCATTTTGTGCCAGAATGAAAGGCATGAAAGAAAAGCTAACCTCCGAGAAAACTGCAAGAGATCCAGATTCTCGCATAAATATGTCGTTACGTGCGTGGAACTGCTGATGTCTAAGTCACCAAACAAGGGGAAGAAAGGTTCTCCTGGAGGTCAAAAGAACTCCAAACAGAATCAGGGTAATGCTACTGCTAAGAAA